TGCTAGGCTGAATCTTATATTTTTGATAGTGACTCCCGCCGTGCTGCTTGTCCCATACTTTACTCATAGATCCTCCAATGGATAACTTTTATACTCATCTTTAGGTTGAACGATATGTAGATTTTCTTTTGTTCTTGTTGCACCTACATAAAACAAACGATTTTCATCGTCTGGATTTTTTTCATAAGATTTATTTGTGTTGTGACTTAAATCAGAAAGTAAAACTACATTTTGTCTTTCTCCACCTTTTACACTATGTATAGTAGATAATTGTATACGTGGATCTTTGTTTAAAGCTTCTCCATTTCTACGCATTGCTCTTATATATTCTTTTCTATCCATTGAGCAATCATCAAAAGCAGAATACCATTCTGTTTTTACATTTAATCCATAATCTTTTGTTAGTTGATCTATTCCATAAAAAGATTCTTTAGCCATACCTTTCATCTTTTGTTTATTCCAATGTGCAGGTCCCATGTATTTAGAAATTTTTTCTAATTGTTTATAATTTAAAAGCTGACCTTTACGTAGATATTCCCATTGAATAGCTGCTTCTTGTACATCTTTTTCATAAGTTTTTTTAAATCTGTTTTCAAAATACAATCCTTTTTGTTTTAATATTTCTTCTAATTCCTCCAACATGTATCTTGTTCTTGTTAAAATCATCCACTCTCCGCTTGACATATTGATATCATCAAACGAGTTATGCATTGTCAAAGATCCCTCTACAGTTTTTGGTTGCCAATTTTTTGGTATTCTATTTGATACACGTTGTATTATTTTCATAGCCGCCTCATGTACTCTTCTTGGTATTCTTCTAGATTGAGTTAGATGTAATAGTTTTCCTGTTTGTGTTATAAAAGAATCAACATCAGCACCAGCCCATCTAAATATTGCTTGGTCATCATCACCTGCAATAAAAGAATCACCTGTTTTATTCCAAATAGATTTAGTCATATCCCATTGCATTAGTGATAGATCTTGTGCTTCATCTATAAATACTACGTCAAAGTTAGGAGATTTATCTGATTTAACAAAATCTAAAATCATGTCATTAAAATCTATCAGACCATATTCTTTCTTATATCTTTTTAATTCTTCAGAAATTATTATTAACTTATCATACTCTACATCTTGATTGTGTTCTTGCATGTTAAACTGTTCATCTATAGATATGTTTCTTAGTTTAGCTAAATTTATAATTCTTAAGTAATCGCTTTTAGTTGTAAACAAACCAGTCTCTTCATCGTCGTAGTCATTGTAGTCTAGGGGTAAATTAATTTTTCTACCAAGATCTTCATAGTGTCTACGCTGCATTACGTTTTCTTTATTAACACCCAGTCTTCTAAATGCTAATGAGTGTAGTGTTCTAAAATAAGGTAAATCATCTTCTGATAAATTAAATTTATTCATAGCTCTTTCTTTAGCTTCGTTAGCTGCTTTTTTTGTAAATGCAAAGTATCCAACTTTATCAGGATCAGTTTGTTTTAAATATTGTTCTACCTTATTTAATAGTGTCCAAGTTTTTCCTGTTCCTGGTGGTCCTAGTACAATTGTTTTCATTAGAATGGTGCTTCCTCTTTTAATTTTTTAGGTTTATAATTGTTTTCTGGTTTTTCGAAAGCTTCTACAATCATTACTGTAGGCCTTTTTTGACCTATTGATAATCTCTCATCTTTACAATTACAGTGTTCTTTTAACATTTGTTGTGTTGGTTGTGGTTTTTCTCCCCATTTTTTTCTTTGTAAATATCCGTGATAAAATTTATTAAATACAAAATGATGTTTGTTTTCTTGTGTCCATACATTACCACGTAAAATATCTTCTTTAGTTGTATTTTTACCTGTTCTATTTGTACAAAATTCTTCTAAATGATCTTGTAATTGATCTACCAGTGATGATCCTTCCGGTGCCTTTACTATTTCTACACCAGCTAGTAGTAAATCTACATACTTATCAAAGTCTACTGGTTTAATACGTGGTGGTTTTTTATTAATCTGTTTTGTAACTGTTCTTCTAAATAATCTTTGATCAATTAAACAATCTATATTATCTAACTTAACTCTATCACCATCTACGTTAACCCAATAGTATGGTTCATCTAATTCTACTTTTTGTAAATCACTTAATTCTGGAAACACAGACTCTCCTCCTATACCAAATTTTCTAGTTCTACATAATTTTTTATCACAATGATTACACATTGGTTCTTCATTACATTTAAAACCTAAATCTTTTTTACTATGAAATTTTATTTTATCTTGAATAGTTTTATCGTCTAATGGGTTTTGAAAATATTTATAATTAAATTGATTAATTTTATTTTGCCAATCTTCAGGCCATTTTCTTTTAGCATATTGAATGTATTGATATATTACTCTATCTCTTCCATCTTTTAATTTACTTTGTGTAAGTGATTCTATGCAAGGAGGTCCGTCGTTAAATTCTGATAGTGGTCTTTTTATTTCTAAGTTTTCTAATGCTTCCGGTGTTAATTTATTTCTTTCGTATAAACCGTAGAAGCCTGCCATCCCTGCCGCCTCTCCGTTTTCTAGAAAGGCATACCTTGTTGTGTCATCACCCCTAAAGTAAGGTAGGTTTAAAAAATTTCCTGTGTCTTCTTCTGATTTTAATTCTACTTGTTTTGGAAAAACTTCTGATCCACCATAACCTAACACAGCACTAACAGATAATAATTTATCTCTCATTAATTGTGCTGTTACAGGCACAGTGGTAAAGCAAAATACATGTGCTCCACCACTTTTAGACCTGAATACCACGAGCGGTAATTTTAATAATTTTATTTTGTTAATTAATTTTTGATGATCAAATCCTGCGTAGGAATCTATATCAATACATCCCCACACACATTTGTTTTGTTCGTTGATTGGAATTATACCAAGACTTGGTCCAACTCCTTGTAAATGATTAATCCACAGATTATCTGTAACTGGTTCTCTTTTAACAAAAGATTTACCTTTAATTTTTTCACCGTCGACACCTTTTTTATCTACGAAGGTAACTCCGTGGGCACGTTCTAATCCTATAAATATTTCTTTAAACCGATTCATAAATTTTTCTTGGGCGTTTCCACTCTCGCTTCCACGCCCAATCCTAGGAACTAACTTGCGTTAGTGATTAATATGGAGAATCCTGTTTATCCTCGCTGTTATGTTTAACCTGCACTTCACCTTTGTCTAATTTATCAGCAAAGCCTTTTGCAATCGAATAAACATTTTTATCTTCAACGGGACCTACTTTAGACACTTCCCATCCAAACCATGTTCCTTTGTCATTAGACATCTGAACAGTCTTTAGATTATAAATGTGGCTGTAAGTTGGCGGTGTGAATAAACCGTTCTTACCTTGTAATTTTAGTCCCATCATTATTGAATTCCATTTACGACTAATTTTTAATTGAGTCGCTTTCATAGAAATCAAAGCTGTTTGAGGACTATCTCCTAGAAGAATTACAAAATGATTTGCAGTGTTCTCTAAGTAATTACCGTTTGGTAGACGATCTTTAAAAGATTTGTCTCTAGTAGTTTGACTCACGATATCGCTATCAGCGGTGTGAATTGCTACTGGACCACCTTTTCCTTCCCCCCTATCTGCCCACTCTACGTATTTTCTTTCGTAGAATACTGGCAATACATTTATCCCCTTTGCACCGTCAAAAATTTCATTTGTAACGGTATTTAGAATCATGCCTGGTTCTGCACCTTCGACATATTTTCCATCCCTCTTGTTTACTTCGGGAGATAATTGTCCTAAGACTTTAAGAAACGGTAATGCAAGATCTTCTTGCGATATGTTCTTAGAGCCAGCATTTGCGTCAGCTTCAAATAAATTTGTAGCCAATGCACCTGCATTTGTCTTTGTTGTTACTTGGTTCATTGTTATTGTTTCCTTTTTATTGTTGTTTTATTTCCAACAAATATGTTGAAAATTTCCGTTGGCATTTCTTTACCTGCCTCTATACGTTCACGGACTAACGCTTTGAGAGTCATGGGCTCAACCTTCATCTTTTGTGTCGGTTGATACCCACGCTCTTCTGCAAGTGCAGCATAATCAGCTGCCTTGTTATCTTCGTTGCGACCAAAAGATACGGATATCTCATTTTTGATTATATCTCCTAGTCCATTTTGACGAAGCCAGTTAAACGCTTTTTCTCTGTTGGCAACAGTGATTGTAGCGCTATAATTTGGTTTTACATCTACAGATGATCCATCCATAAGTTTAAGATGTGATAAACCCATCTCGGCCATCATGGTTGGAATTACTTCTCCAGATAAATATTCTATTTGTTTTTTCTTGTCTTTTACAGACTCCTCTTGTACTTCAAGTTGTTGTTGCATAGCTTCTAATCTTTGCACTTGATCTGCAAGAGACTGAACGTTGTCAGTTTTTTTAACGACCTCCTGTTGGTCTTCTTCAAAGTTTATTTTATCTTTGAATTTTATTGCTTGTTTAATGCTCATCTACTTCTCCTTTCTCGTATAAATTGATGGCTATGGAATAATATTTTCTTTCTTGTTTATCCCATTTTAACAAATTGTATTTGCCGTTTGTTATATCAGAAACTATCGAACATGCTACACCTATTATTGCAGGATCACCTGTCAATAATAAATAATCTCTAGTTCTATAATTTTCTAATGATTTTCTAAGTTTAAAAATAAGAGGACCTGGTGAAAAAATTATTTGTGAAAGTTCTGGTAATAAAAATTTAAATTTACCATAACTTGCTGCACCCATAATATTTATTTTCGGACGACCTTCTTTAGTTCCTGGTATTTCTTGAATAACATAAACTGTTGGTGTATCAGCAGACTTACTAATATCCTCGTATCGCAACTTATTTTCTTTCATGTCTTGACATATAGTGCATCATGGATTATATGTCAACCCATACAGGAGAAAAAAATGAATTATAAATTTAGAAAAAAACCATATAAGCATCAATTAACTGCTTTAGAAAAATCGTGGAATAAAGAAACCTATGGGTATTTCATGGAAATGGGCACCGGTAAAACAAAAGTGTTAATAGATAACATGTCAATGTTGTACGATAAAGGTAAAATTGATAGTGCCTTAATTATAGCTCCTAAAGGAGTTGTTAAAACTTGGTATGAACAAGAACTTCCTGCACACTTACCTAATCATATAGAAAATGTGACCGTATTGTGGCAACCATTAATTAATAAAAAACAACAAGAAAAATTAGAAAGTTTATTTGAAATAGAAACTGCATTACAGATTTTAGTTATGAATGTAGAGGCTTTTTCTACAAAAAAAGGTGTAGAGTTTGCTCAAAAATTTCTTAATTCACACAGAACATTAATGGCTATTGATGAATCTACTACAATTAAAAATCCAAATGCTAAACGTACAAAAAGTATAATAGCATTGTCTAATCTTTCTAAATATAGAAGAATACTTACAGGTTCTCCTGTTACAAAAAATCCTTTAGATTTATATTCACAATGTAAGTTTTTAAGTCCGTGGTTATTAGATTTTTCTTCTTATTATGCTTTTAGAAATAGATATGCAGAAATGAAAACATTACATATGCATGGTCGATCTATACAAGTGGTAGATAAATTTAAAAATTTAGGAGAATTATCTGATCAATTAAAAGGTTTTTCTTATCGTGTATTAAAAGAAGATTGTTTAGATTTACCAGATAAAATCTTTATAAAAAGAAACATATCCCTTACGCCTGATCAATTTAAATTGTATCAACAAATGAAAGAAAAAGCTATGGCGGTTCTTAATGGAAAAAGTGTTACTACAGTAAATGCTCTTACTCAGTTAATGAGACTACAACAAATAACTTGTGGTCATTTTACTGCTGATGATGGCAGTATACAAACTGTAAAAAATAATAGATTAAGTGAACTGATAGATATTTTAGATGAGATAGAAGGTAAAGCTATTATTTGGGCTCATTATCAACATGACATTACAAACATAATTAAAGAAGTAATTAAGGTCCATGGTCCGGGCTCCATTGTTGACTATTATGGGCTTACTCCTCAATCAGAACGACAAGATAACATACGTAAATTTCAGGACGACCCTAAGTGTCGGTTTCTTGTTGGAACGCCTTCTACGGGCGGCTATGGCATTACTTTGACGGCTGCAAACACCGTAATCTACTATTCTAACGGATACGATCTAGAAAAACGATTACAGTCAGAAGATAGAGCACACAGAATTGGACAAAAAAAACCTGTAACCTATGTAGATTTGATCTGTGATGATACCGTAGATGAAAAAATCGTAAAAGCTCTCCGTAAAAAAATAAACATAGCATCAGAAGTTTTAGGAGAAGAACTAAAGTCATGGATTTAGTAGGATATATACGCGACGCGCGCTAAAATTTTAAGATACGACTTCTCCACCAGACCACTTCATGTCCGGTAAGCCATTCTCAAATTTTTTCCCATCATAAGTTAATACTTGTTTTCTGTTCGCACCTTTTTCATTGTACGAGACGTGGACCCA